ATTCAATAAACACGTAAAGAACCTCTGTATGTTGCGACATACATGTACTACTGACGTGAGTTATTGTTTAAGGGTTTTTATTCACCAAAACATTAAGCGCGAACTTAGTTCGCAGCGTCTAAATTTCTTGAAATTTGGAGCGTGGTGTGATTATCACACGTTGAGGTGATGACATAAGTTTATTATGTTGTCACTTGTCAATCTGTTCGATGGATATTATATCTATTATACAGATTTGAGTTACATATTCCGTGAGGAGTATGCCGATCAACCGCCATTTATGGAAAAAGGTCCCTGGAGGCCTAGGCTTGATTGTTGTTTTTAGTAATAACCCCGTGAAATAGTCGGATTAGTTTATTACTTGTGGATTTTTCAGTGGAAAAAACTGCAACCCCCGTATTGATGAAGTGAGCTAATACTTAACGGACGCATCGAATAAAGGATGTTTCCTAGTGGATACCATCGGCTTTGTGAAAGACAGTATAGTATAACCTCTGAGGTCTGGAAAGATGACCCAAGTTGTATTATACGATGCCAATTCTTTAATCACAAAGGCCTGTATAAAAGATTACAAATATCTCGTGCTAAAGAGATATAGTAACCACATATGTATGGCATTGAAACTATAGCTGATAGATACGGATCAATGTGCAAAATGGACAAATATAACAAAATTAACGCAATGGAAAATAGACAAGACAAAACACAAGAGAGAAATGGAAAGATAGATGATATACTTCTGAAGAAGATTAAGAGTCTCTTCTTAAGTTATCATGCAGATGCTACAGGATTTACATATAAAGCAATAGGTGGAGATAATTCACACATTGTTTTGGATATCGGACAAGGACTGCTGTTGGATGTTACGGCGAAGAAGTTTGCTCGTATAGCCCTGCAAGATCGTGACATGAAAATGAGAACAATAAGAAGTAAGGGTAAGGAATACCGTATCCTGGTCTTAATGAGAGTGCAACACTGGCAAGGACAAAGTATATTTAGCGCTATTAAGAGCGCCTACTCTTGTATGAGTAATATAAAGGAGAATTGGAAACTGTTTGAGAATAAATTAATATCGCTTGATGTCAAAATGTTGATGGCAGATTTATTTGCTTTAATATTAAACATTCGCGAAGGATATTTTACGCCAACGAAGTTTATGACTACACTGTTGAGTATAGTGACTCTATATAAGAGAGGAGAGCGTGTTTTTACGCCCCAATCCTTAACTATGGAGGATATTATGCTTGGTTTTGCAGCCTATGGACTGCCCGCTAGTGTTACCACACTCATGAAGGATTTTCAAATATTTACTGGTAAAAGGCTATTTAATAGCGAACTGATCATGGATTCGGTAAGCTTGTTGTATAAGGTTATAGATGGAATGTTAGAATGGTGCGGACCAAGTTTTAACGGCTTGCGCACCTCTGTTTCTGGCGTTTTTGGACCAATGGTTGTGTATTCATTTATACAGCAAGTGGTCCTCATTTACAACAAGTTCGTTAAAGACCCCTCGGTAATACATATACCTAGCTTTCGACAAGAAGTCGTAGAGCTTGATGAGAAGTGCAAGGGAAATGCTGAGTTAGGCAAATACTTGGCTGAATCCCACAATAGATATTTCAATACTACTTACTTGGCGTTTAATGAGAATGTCGTAAAGATGTGTAAGCATTATGATACAACGAGTAGAGTTGAGCCTATTTGTTTTGTATTTGAAGGCAAGGCAGGTAGTGGAAAGTCTACAATAATGAACCAATTCGTAGACTTGATGAAAGAGGCAGGAAAGAGCGTGTATGTACACACTGTGCCATCTACAGAAGATAGTAAAGACTTTTATGATGATTATGAAAATCAGGACGTCTTTGTGATGGACGATGTAGGACAACAAGGAAAATCGCAGTGGAGAACTATAATCAACTTTGTATCACCCGTTAAATATCCATTGGCTTGCGCTAATGCTATAAAGAAGAATACCAAGTTTTTTAGTTCTAAGATCATTCTATGTACTACTAATCAATTCGAGTCGCTACAAGGCTTTACCTCCAGTGATTGTATTACGGAACCTGAGGCGTTGTTTCGACGTGTTCACTTGATAAAAGTAAGCAGTGACGAGACTGGTAGGGTGTTAACGTACAAGAAGTACGATCACCTTGGCTCACATAAATGGGAGACGGGTTTCATTAACAACCTTAAACAGATAGAGCTGCCCGCGCGCGTCAATTCCACAGGAAGTGGAAATGTGCCAGGCCTCTCATGGCTGTGGCGCTTGTATAAGCGAGTCACGAGCATAGAGCAAGAGGTGGTGAATGGGATCAAAAATGCACCAGAAGTGCTGAGAGCCATTATGGCAGAAAGCTGTTCAGATTTCTTTGATGCTCAAGCTTTTGATATTTCTAGTATTTATCAAAGTGCTTTAGCCGGTATGCATAATGCCGGTAACATCATAGGTGAATGGACGATTTATGTCATGAACAGGATCACTGGGATGATAACCAGTGGTACAGAAAGTCTGTTGGCGTATTTGGATAGTCTCTCTAGTAACACTATAGCCAATATGGTTGGAGTGGTTGGAGGATTACTCGGCTTGGTAATCGGATTGGGTTTGCAATCATGCTTGTTTGCGAACTCGAGTACTGTGGACGCACAGATGGCCGAATGGGAGACATTCGAACAGGAGGCGAGAAGCAAAATCGCGATGTTTATTACCAAGCACGGGTTTATGCCGCAAGGAGCAGAAGTTGAGAAGAGCTTGGCAAAGCATTCACGTGTCATCTCTTTAACACGAGATAGTGGTGAGCAAGAAACGTTGCATTGCATTGTGAGCGGTAGTAATTTATTACTACCCGCACACGTGCTTGTGGACAAGAAGACGACAATAGATATGTATGCATCATGGGACCATTACAAAAATAGTCACAAAGAAGTGGAATCAGTCAACTTGCGTTTGTTGGCCCTCTATCCATCAGTGGATATGGCTGTGTATAAAATGAAGTATTCTATACCGATATACACGAAATGCAAAGCTTTGTTTGCCCCTCATACCATAAAGAACCCTATGTTCAAGCTCGTAAATGCAGGTTTGTCTGTACCCGTAGTGCTGGGGATTTCAATGTTGTCAAATACAGAGGAAATCAAGTACACTAAGTACAAAGAATCAGTTAAACACGAGTTTAAGCATGCAGCTGAATCGGGATATATAACTCCTCTGCAAGGAGCAGGTATGTGTGGTACTATGTTGGCCAGTGATGAATATGGCATTATAGGGATGCATGTGGCTGGTAATGGTAGTGAAGGATTCTGTGTGATTCCTCCCCCTAAGATACGTCAGGAGATACGCACTCTCATGCTTGAGGGTGACGAATTGATTCAAAACTTGGAACCGACCATTGGTGTAATCCCAAATTTATCTGGTGCACGCATGCACTATGACAATATTGTGATTTCACAACCAATGGCCGAGACTGAGTTTATACCAACTATATTGAACACCAAGTTCAATGAAGAGATGCAAGAATTGAGACGCACGATTAAGGAAGAGCACGGGCATGTGCTAGTGGATAGAGTTCCTCCAAACTTTAAGTCAAAGGGGACCCCTAGAGCCACCCTTAAGGAAATGTCTATGAAGACATTTAAGCAGCAAGGCAGAGTGACGCAGGATGAGATAGAGTATATCAAAACTTGCTTAAGGAGTATGATGGTCGATTTCAGTGATGTGACTGACCAAGAATGTTCTTTTGGTGGGGACACCTGCAATCCTCTGAATAAGGATTCGAGTAATGGATATGGCTGTTTAACCGGTAAGGACAAGTACTTTGATTTTGAAAACAAAGTCATACTTCCTACCTTCATTGATTTGAAGAATAGGTTGTCTGATAATGCTAAAAATGCAAAGTACAATATCGATGATTTTCTCTGTAGGGAAACCTTCAAGGATGAGCTTCGGTATGAGGAGAAAAAAGACAAACCTCGAACTTTTCGAGTTATGCCTTTACCGCACATTTGGTGGACAAAGAAAATATTTGCACAATTGATGGTGCATTTTAAGAAACACATGCATGAATTCGGAGTTTGTGTAGGGTTCAACCCTTATAAAGACTTCGCGATAATGCGTGAGAGATTGCTGGAGAATGATGTCTTCGGTGATGCCGATTTTGCTAAATGGGACGGATCAATAATGGCCTTGATTATGTTCGCAATTTTTGAAGTTCTTATGGAATTTTATCAAGGCGAGCATGAGGATGAAGCTGAGTATTTATTTATCACATTAGCTAGATCGATGGTGCTGATTGGTGACGAGGTGTGGGCGACCACACATGGTCTCCCAACCGGTACATGGCTTACGCTGTTGTTGAATTGTTTAATAAACAAGTCGATAACAGCCTTAGTGGTGTATCGTAACAAACGAGATGCTACAGTGAAGGATTTCCATAGTATTGTCGATTATGTAATGGGAGATGACAAGATCTTTTCCACCCCTAAACATCTTAAAGATGTTTTTAATCTCATAACGTTGAGAGATGTGGTTAAGGATCTCGGTATGGACTGTACTAATGGTGATAAGACACCAATAGTTTCGCCAGGACATGAATTCAACAAACTTAACTACTTGAAGCGTGAGTTTAAATATCACGCTATTTTAGGTAAGTATGTTGGGGCTTTGTCTTTAGATACTATATTTAGTACTGTCCAGTATGTGGACCAGAATCGCGATTATACGGAGACGATGAATGGAAAGATGAATGCCGTGTTGATAGAGGCGTTTATCCATTCAGAGTCCCTGTATCATCAGTTTGCTCACATCTTTAAGAGCAACTATCCTGACTATAAATTCTTGAACAAAGAACGAGTGATTAGGATACTTGAAGATGGTGAGGGATATGAGGAAGTGTTGAACCTCATGGGAAAAAATATAACACATTAGTCTTTGACCGGTGATACCGACAATCTACTGTTTAGGAATGAGTAATAATAAGCGAGTGCAAACTTAGCTACAGCCTTAACAGTATGTAAACGCACTATAGATGGCATAGTATGGCCGTCTTGTAAATTAACATACTACACAATTACAAAATATTGACAATGACTTTATCGCTAAGTCTAATAGCGACTTTACAAAAACCGCCAACACCATTACCACTGAAGTGGCTAGTGTTGACACCCGCGAAATGCAAAATATACTTGCAATTTCCAATCAATTATACACCAACTTGGATGTCAACGAGGCTTATAGAATTGACGCTAAGCCATACGTGAATCGACCCTTCTTTATTGAGGCAGTAGATTTTTCTATTACGGCAGCACGTTATTCTATGCTCAATGGCATAGTGAAGTTTCTACCAGGAGATGTAATAAGAAGTAATCCTTCATTGCTTAATGCAATGAAGATTGGTGCGTATTATCGCGCCAATTTAGTTCTTAATATTTCTATGGCAGGGACCATCACCCATGCGGGGTGTGTATTGGCAGGCATAATACCGCCTTGGTACCAGTTTCCAACTGGTGATCAAAAGAGATTAATTAACACGATATTGACCGGTCCTCATGCATTTTTGTTTGCAAATGAGGCCACAAGTGTCAATATAGAAGTGCCATGGTATTGTAACACTGATATGGCTACACTTGATATGGAGGGTTCGCCTTATATACCAAGTTTGGATGTTACGCCCATTAATGGGAATTATGGCACTTTAATACTGATGGTTCTCAACCCTCTAGCCCCGTCTACGGGGTCTTCTACTAATGTTTCGATTATTGTTGAAGCTTGCTTCAAAAATTTGGATATATTGGTACCGACTCCTAGATATGTGAAGTGGGTTCCTGAGTCGTTTCTAACAGGCTTGTTAGATATGGCGACAGGTGGGTTGAAAGCCGTTGCAGGAGATGCTCTCGATTCGTTGAGAGGCAAAGTGAAACAGTGGACAGGGTTGCATAATCCGAACAATGCGACCATTAGCGACAGATTGATTATTACTAAGCGTAATTTTCCGAACACCGTTGATTCTGAACAGTTCTTTGAGAAATTGGATCCTGAGTCACAGTTCAACAGAATTGTGCATCAACCAATCTTTGGCACGGATATGGATGAACATTCATTAAATATGATTGTCTCCAAGAAGCAGTATTTGGGAACTACGCTAGTTTCCACTCTAGACCCTGTTGGTACGTTGTTGTGGGTGAGACCCATATCTCCCTTCCAGGGTGGTATTGTCTCCGATATAAAATCCACTACTTGCGCTAATAATTTAGAACTGCTTCACACGATGCACCGTGCATGGCGAGGTTCCCTCAAACTGCATATTCAGTCGGTCATGAACAATAAACAGCAAGTCAAGCTCAAAATACTGAAGATGTATAATCCATCAGTAAAGAGCGCATCTAATTATCCGATTTATTCGTCGATAGTTAACGCACCTTCGCATCTCCTTGAATTTACTCAAGGAGGTCAGGAGCATGTTGTAGACTTACCTTATCTTTGTCGTAATGAACTGACCCCATGTGCAGCGGACCCTAACTTTGAAGGCTTATTCCACGGCCTCTATTACATATATGTTGCTCAGCCATTGGTTAATTCCGATGGTTCACCTATCGAGATAGGGTTTAATATATACATGTCAGGAGGTCCTGATTTAACTTTCTATGGTTACGCCACTAAGAACACAAATCGTGCGACATGGGCAGCAGAATCGATGGTTGTGATGAATGAGCCTCAAAAACAGACTAACATTATCACCGATGACAAAGAGAATCAGATCTCTTTCTTTGATAGGCTTAAGCCTAATCTTGATATAAGACCGCTTATCAGGCGTATGTATAAAGCAAAGCAAGAGTCTTTTGATATGACTTCGGACAATAGTGTCTCTGTGGTTCCTTTAAGTTCGCTTATAGGTGAGAATCCTTACAACTTCTTTTATACTCCTATTGAAACTATCTCTAGGATGTATTATGGTAAAAGTGTGGGATTCAAATTTTCCGCACTCTTACAAGAAGTAGGACCAACGCCTCTAGCGAACACACCACCGACAATGCGTGTCTATTATGTGCCCCCAACGTTTTCATATTTGACTAGTGATAACACTGTATATGCAAATACTATTAATCTTTCTAATTTTAGTAATTATTTGTATAGTAATCCAGACGTAGCACCGCTCAATTTTCAGGCGATACCTGTTACCAGAAATGTTAACACTAGCGCTTATGAGTTTGAGGTGCCGAACGTCACCTATTTCAAATTTATGGGTTCCCCTAATCAGTTTAGACCATTTAATGGTTCTGTACCTGTGGATGTTTTATCCACAGCTGATTATGGCAGTCTTGTTTTTGTAATAGTTCGACCACTAACAGCGGAGTCTACACTAGTCTCATTGGAATTGTTTTTCGGACTCAGTGATGAGTCTCGATTGGGTTTTCATACGATAGCCCCTCCTTTTTCCGTGGCATACCCTACTGGGGTGTACTTAGGAAACAGTACTGGTGTTGAAGCACCTATATCAGGTGTGTTAAACCCTAAAATGTACAAGGGAGGCTATTTTTGAATTCACACATTCACGAATTGTAACACTTGGTCTCAGTGTATAATGGACCCGTCTTGTAGGCGATACTTACAACAGCACCTTTCGATTTGCGAGGTGCATAAATATTGATCGAATCCGTCTAGTAGGCGAT